TGAATACAGCATCCGCCGCATCCGCAACACCATCAACCGCCGTTTTGGTTCCCAGCGTCGCCGTGGCAACCCGCGCTATTGCTGGCACTTCGCTGAAAAACTGATGCGTGGCCAGGTTGACCGTGTAGTCAGCGGCGTCGATCAAAACCACTTTGATCGTATCGACCAGCCAATCAATATCGCCGCTCAAAAATGCGTTGCGGCCTTTGTCGTATAAAGCGTTCGCCATCTTCTAATCCTCCGCTGGTGTAAAAAATCATTCCGCCTTTTCGACATTTTCAATACCGGCCAGCTTAGCCTTGCCAACATCCGTCAGAGCGTTAGGCTCCGTCTGATACGCAGTTTTGACCACGCCACCAAGTGTCGAAAGTTCAGCCGTCTATCAAGCCTCGGGCATCGTAATTGTCCAGGACGTAACCGCGATCGTACCACCGATGACGATGTTCTTATCATCCAATATCAAGTCCGTCGCATCAGCTGCTTCACCCGCAGAACCTTGAATGTAGCAAGTGACCTTCGAAGCATCAGTACTAGCAGTTGTACTGTACGCTCTGAAGTATCCCGCTACGCCGGTCGCGTCCGCCGATGTATCCGACGTAATAGCGTTGGCTGTGATCCTGGCATTGGGCACTAAGTCCGCTGCTGCTCCAAACGGCGTCGCATTCAAGATGCAAGTACCCAGCAATGTGCCTGTAGGCGCAGCTTCGCAGTCCACTGGCGGAGCACCTGTGTAGATATTGAGGATTCCATCGCCCGTGCCTGAATTCAGCAAAGTGTTGATGGCGTTATCCAGCATCGCTGCTGCTGTTACAAATGCAATCTCTGTTGCTGAAGCCATTACCGTGTTACCTCCTTACAAAGTTCTACACTACCTTCGACGAGCCGAGTAACCTCACCCAACACGTCCACCATTTCCAGATCATACACCGCCGTTTCAAAGTCCAGAGTCTCTGTCACCGCTGCAGCGATAGTAACTGTTATCTTAGCGTCATTAGTACTGATAGCAATATCCGTCGGTGAAACCAATGATAGAATTTCCACCGCATCATCAATACTTTGACGGATCATCATTCGCGCAGTCCAACCAACTAAATTCTTAGGAGCGAAGTACGTCAGCAAACCAGTACCCGCTGTGTACACCTGCGCTACTGTATCTGCATCAATGTAAAACGTATTAGCATCAATGAATGTCGCTACTACCGGCTGGTTATCCTTAGTATTCGCCCGTGTCGCTCCTTTTACATGCTTGATAAAGACTGGCGTATCAGAGGCAGTAGGAAGCCCATGTGCAGCTACAGTAACTTGAGTCGGGCACCCTGGGACCAAACCAGTAATCAGCTTACAGACTTTCCCACCGCCATACCAGTTGATCGCCTTGCTGAATGTAGCGCCTTGGATAATGGTTATATCGAGCTTCGCCACGCAAGTCATCAGGGGCCTCCGAAGGCGTAGGAATTAGTCATATGCCACCGTACGCCATCAGCCGCTTACTGTCTTCCCGCGCAGACTTCTCCCGTCGTGCCGCTATCAGTCCGTCGACGAACGCCGTCTTGAACTCATCCGCCCGACTGGTATTAAACGTCTCCACATCTTGTTTTAAGTATGCCTTGTACTTCACCCAATTTAACAGATTCAAATGAAACTGCGCGGGAACTTCCAGCGCCTCCGACTGAGCCGTAATATCCTGCAGCGGACGCCGATAAACGTAGAGCTTAATCCAACCCGCAGCGGCAGGGATAGGATAAAGCTGCACCTTGCCTTCTTCTACATCAGTAATGAGAAACTGAATAGGGCCGGTTCTGCCATCGTCCAGACCACGTTCGAAATTGTCGATGTTTTTAATTGTCAACACCTGGTTTGCCTCATCCCAAGCGCCTTTGATATGAAGAATACGAGGATCGTATTTCACGAACTGATCCCCTGCTTTATAGATTACCTTGGTCAATGGAGAAGTTCGATCGGCGATACCCCCTGTTAAACGTATATGGACATCCTGAGCATCATTCAGATAATAACCAAACTCCATGTCCGACCATAAAAAAGGCTCCGCAGCATCATCAACTTCTAGTCTGAAGAGAACCAACAGCTCACTCGGCGTCATGTCGATCCTTCCAAGCACGAGCTACCTCTATCCGGTCTACCTTAAACCCCGCCAACTCAGATACAACAGAGGTCTTAGGCGTACCACTAGGTGTGAAATCCCCACGTTTGTTCTTCTCCACCATCGTTTCTAAGACCGCCGCAACTGCTTCCAAACGGGTATTGGGGTCTACTGGTTGTACCAGTACTTCCTCCTCCGTGCTACATATACTCTCAATCTTGGAATCTACTGGCACTGCGCCAATAACGGCGCACTCCTGTACCATGATAGCGGGTACATTCACTGCCTTGCCTTTCTCAAAACGTATCACGTGCCCCAACGTACTTGCATACACGTAATTCCGTTGTAAAATCATATCCATTACTGGCTCCTGGTCAGTCGAATTAGTCCAGGAAGAGAGGATCCCCCTCTCTTCCTGAAGTCTAACTATTTAGACGGCATCCCGAGTCGGCTGCACTTCATGCGCCCGACCATCCAACACGTACTCAACAAACAGCCGCGCAGCACCTACGGTCGCAGCGGGGCCAGTAAATGCGTAAGTCACATTTATGTCTGCTGAACCACTGGTAGCAATAACGAAGGGGAAGTACGTACCCGCCGCAGACTTAAGGTCCTTGGTAGCCAGGTAGCGCGTTCCTAAATCCGCATCGCCTACGCTCAAAGTGTTAGTAGTCGAATCCCACGGCGTTATTACGACCAAACCCCCGCCAATAACCCGCGCTCCGATAGGCAAATCAAGCGCCTCGTAAGCTGTTGCCGTTGTTGGAATATCCCCAAACGCAAAGGCCGCTTCAGCTACCAGGGGATACTGACGACCTGTATTTTTGCTAATTGCCATGTCAGTTCTCCTTAATCAGCCACGTAGGTAACAATAACACCATGATCTTGTATGGTGTTATTAGCGTAGATGCTGTTGAACTGCGGCTTCAGAAAGCCAAACATCTTTGCTACGGAAATAGCTGGTTGGTTGTCGAAGTCGAATTCTTTCTCGACCCACAAAGCGTTGCCAATATCGGCAAAACCCAGCGCCTGAGCGCCACACATCAAAATGGCGGATCCAGGAACTGTCCCTGCCCCCCACGTAGCACTATGTGGTACATGCCGGAATTCGTGGATCACCAAACCATCCACTGTGACCGCTCCGGCGTTGAACAACTTGTTATTTACATTAGTCTGCTGTGAATGCCGCAGATTCAGCATGTAGTCATTATCCATCTTCAAGTTCGCCATACAAGTCGGCGTCAAGAACACGTGGAATAATTCATCCATGCCCCCCTGGGGACGCAAGCCGCGTACGTACTGGTTTTTAGCCAGTTCCCGCATGCGTACCAAAGTTTCCCAGGTAATTACATCAGCAGCAACGATGTCCGTAGTCGCACCACCTACATTCAAACCGGTAGTGGCATCCCACTGTGCCCGGCGCAAAGAAGATGGAGCGGTTACGTCCGCCGCATATTCCAGAAAAGGAAAGTCCGACCCAACACGCGCCGTACCATCCGGTTTCAATGAATATGCAAAACCACCCAACGTCTGAAACGCCAGCTGATCCATACGGTCTGAAAACCAATATGCTAGCGCATCCCGACTGTACTTGCGAAAGTTAACGATGGACTTCTGTTCCGCCAAGCGGCCTTCTGACTTATTCGCATGGCGCAACTGATCCACTCGAATAACTTTATCAAAAGATTTTCCGCTTTCCTCGTTGCCTTCCAACGTGCGATCTCCTGCAACGCCGTCGCCTTCGAGATCCGACAGAAGCGTGATAACAGCTCGGGCACCCTTTTCGTCTTTCTTCAGCTCAGTGACGCGCTGAATCATGGCGTTGGGGCCGGTCCCCGTAAACTGTTCAATAAATGAGAAATTACGGGCCTGACGCCAAAAATCCATCGACCAGACGGTTTTTGCTTCGTTGGTCAGTGCCGCAAAATTGGTGAAAGCCATTGCTTATCTCCCAAAAGTGGTTACTGTGGTGTTGAATCTCGCCCCAACGACGCGAATACAGCGTTTAGGTTGCTGAATACCACTCCTACTGTCGCAAGAAGTCTTCGAAGCTTTGATCTTACTCTAAGTACCTAACCCACGTAAAGCAAAATGCTAAAACAGCTCTCTCTGCTTCTCCGCCTCCCAGCTATTATTATTCAGCTCCCGCCTACGCGCCACGAACTTCACTGCTATTTTCTTTGTTACCATACGCAAGCGCTCCCACTCCTCCTGCGACGATGGTGCAGTACGATCAACGAAACCACACAACCAAACTACAAAATCACGAAACTCTTCCATTTGGTCGAAATCACGTATTGGGTCGTCAATGATAAGCGCACTTGCTCTTTTACCACAGATGGAAGACGGCGTAGAAGCATTGTTGAATGTTTGCTTACGCCCCCACCTGGTTGTTTCCGCACTCGATAGCGCGTTAAAAGCTGTTGTACTCATGCTGCTTCTCCACTTGCCAGCGAATCGCCGCGCAGTTTACTCAGTGCCGCTTCGTCCAACTTAGCGAACTGCTCCGGAGTCATCTTCGTCACGTCTGGTAAGCCGTCGTCCTTAGCGGAAGAACGCCCCACTTTAGTGAGGTCCGGCGCAGCCTTCTTAGCAGCTGCTGCTACCGCCTTACGCGCTTGTTGTCCGCGCTGACTACGCTTGATATCCGGATCCTCAGCCGTTGTATCATCCGTTCGAACAACATAATGCACTGCTTTCTGTAGGGCAGCAGTCGCGGTATAGCCGCGTGCCTTGAATGCCGACAGCACTTCAGAGACCTCCGTTGCCAGCACTTCGTCATAAGCGCCGGAATCTGGATTCAAACTGGGGTTTTTAGCCTCAATCTGCGCCAACTGCATATCGAAGCGCATCTGCTCAACAGCGGCGTTACCCGTTGCCTGGCTCTGCTGCGTCAAACGTTGCTCAATCAATTCTTCGCGCTTATCGTCCACCTGTTTGCGCACTTCCCGAGCCCTATCTCTCTCGCCCTCAATCAGCAGGTCTTCGTACTTGTCCTGCAAAGCGCTGATTTCAGTACGCAGCGCGTCGGTATCCGCTGCTTTAACAGGCTGCCTCGCTTCCAGCGCCGCGAGCTTCGCTTCCGCCAACTCAGCACGCTCACGTGCCGCTTTTTGCGCCTGGTCGAAGCGGGCTTTAGGAATCAGAATGGGCTTTCTTTCTGCGACTTCTTCCTCGACGGACTCTTCACCTCCCTCGACGGACTCTTCACCTTCCTCGACGGACTCTTCACCTTCCTCGACGGACTCTTCACCTTCCTCGACGGACTCTTCACCTTCTTCAACGATGTCCCCTCGTGCTTTCGCTGCTGCCGCTTCTTCAGCAGCCAGTTCTTCGGCGGTTTTCTCGGTCATAATATCTTTTTCCTCTTTGTCTCAGCAGCTCGTGT